TCAGTAGCTCAGTTGGTAGAGCAACGGACTGAAAATCCGTGTGTCGGCGGTTCGATTCCGTCCTGAGCCACCATGATTATTGGTTATTTGCCGGTCTAGCTCAATTGGTAGAGCAACTGACTTGTAATCAGTAGGTTGGGGGTTCAAGTCCTCTGGCCGGCACCACTTATCAAAAAAGTTGTTGACAAAATCTCCAATATTGTATATGATAAGTATTGTCTTTTCAAGTGGAGGGGTAGCGAAGTGGCTAAACGCGGCGGACTGTAAATCCGCTCCCTCCGGGTTCGGCGGTTCGAATCCGTCCCCCTCCACCATTTTTAAAGGGGTATAGTTTAATGGTAAAACGAAGGTCTCCAAAACCTTTGATGTGGGTTCAATTCCTACTACCCCTGCCAATTTATTTTATAAAAAGTATATATTAATATGGCGGTTGTGGCGAAGTGGTTAACGCACCGGATTGTGATTCCGGCATTCGTGGGTTCAATTCCCATCAGCCGCCCCATTTTATTGGGCTATAGCCAAGCGGTAAGGCAACGGATTTTGATTCCGTCATTCCCTGGTTCGATCCCAGGTAGCCCAGTCATATGCGGAAGTAGTTCAGTGGTAGAACATCACCTTGCCAAGGTGGGGGTCGCGGGTTCGAATCCCGTCTTCCGCTCTTCTATTGAGGCGGCATAGCCAAGTGGTAAGGCACGGGTCTGCAAAACCCTTATCACCGGTTCAAATCCGGTTGCCGCCTCCAAACAACTTAATAAGATGTTATCATTATAGTTCTTATATATGCCGGGGTGGTGGAATTGGCAGACACACAGGACTTAAAATCCTGCGGTAGGTGACTACCGTGCCGGTTCAAGTCCGGCCCTCGGCACCATTTTGATACATTAATTATTTGCGCCCGTAGCTCAATTGGATAGAGTACTTGACTACGAATCAAGCGGTTAGAGGTTCGACTCCTCTCGGGCGCGTCTAAAAAAACTAGCTATTATATAGCTGGTTTTTTTGTTTTTTTTATAATCGCTCTCTTTATAAACTAACTGCACTTATTAAGGGCAGATTTTTAAGTGGGAGAGTGATGTTTTATGAGTAATCAACAAATAAACAATGAAACTGAATTTCTAGATATGAAGGAGAATTTACAACAAATTGAAGCGGCCCGTGTTGTTTACATTGATGATTTTATTCCGGAAGGGGAAGAGGAATCCGATCAAACTAGTTATTTTGAACAGGCTCTTGGGACAGGGAATGTTAAACTTATTTTAGGGCCTAAGCGTTATTATGCAACAGTTAAACTACCAAGCCGTACAATCATAGAAGGTCAAGGGATGGAGTTAACTACAATTCAGACGCCTAATAATGCACCTGATTTCGAATGGACCGTTTCTGTAAAAGATAAGGAAAACGGAGCGGAATATATTGTTGTTAGGGATTTGAGTTTAGATGGTAACCGAAGAAGAGGTTCTGAACCAGCGGGGGGAAGCCGTTCTAGTTGTTTGACCTATCACGGTGTTAAGTATGGCTGGGTGAGTAATGTTTTTGCTTACAACAGTTCACTGCATGGTTTCGATGTTACTTCAACAGGTCTTGATTATCACTATGGCGGAGATGGAACGGTTGATACTGGCCCATCACAATATGTATGGATTGATTCATGTAAGGCAACTGATTGGATTGACGATGGGTTTACTACACATCATAGCGAATTTATTACGATTTCTAATTGTTATGCATATGATCCTAATAACAGAGGAAATTGCAACGCGATCGAAATTGATGATGGTAGTCGCCATGTGATGTTAACAAACAATTACTCTAAAGGTTGTTACGGGGGTATTGAAGTAAAGGCACATGCTAATTCTAGTGCTGCAAGTAATGTTCATATTATGGGTCACATCTCGCGGGAAGATACGCGAAGCTATAACTTCCGCCATATTGGTCATCATACGGCTGATGATCCTGATTCTACAACCGCGTTTCATTTAACGGCAACAAACTTAGTTTCGCTCCACCCGAACAATAAGAAGGGATTTCAAAATAATACAGATCCTCGTGCTTTGGTTATTAGTGCTTATACAAACGTGAGCATTACTAATTTTACGGCAATTGGAGATTTGGATTATAATTTCGGCAATACACCAGTAGTGGCAATTCAATATAAAGCGAAGAACGTTTCTTTAAATGGCTTTAATATCAGCCAGTTTAATAATGCGAGTGATGCGATTATTGTGTTTGGAGGAGGTAACAGAGGCGATCAAATCTCCTTAAGCAATATTAATATTTACGATACAGGTGTAAATAATGGGATTTATATTGGAAGTGGACATGGCAAAGTAACGATTGCAAACGTAAATGCGATCAATTCAAAAGGGGAGGGCAGCAATGCTGTAGAAACCGCAACCAATTCAGTTAATATTAGTGGCATTTCTACTACAGGATATCAGAATGCGGTTCGAAGTGCAGGTGTTAATTACGTAGAGCCTATTACCGTTATTAAGGGAGGAGCTCGGATCGCATCAAGCACTGGAGAACCAACTCATGATCAATCAATCATTTTATCAAGTACGTCTTCACCGACAGCATCAGGATCAAAAACAATTGTTGCAGCATCATCCAACTCACACGCTGAAGGAGAAGGGTCAGTTGTTTTGGGAAGTGCAGGTAACTCTAGAGCAAGAGGACCTCGTAGTAGCATTATTAGCTCCAGTGGTGCCTCTGCAGGCCAACCAAATGGTTGTTTTGGGTCGATGGTATTAGCAAGTAATCTAACGGTCAATCCAGAAAGCTATTCTGTTGTTGGTGGTTACGGAGCTTCAGGAAATGCGAGCAGCGCAAATCGAAAGTGGGAACTAAATAGTCGCACCGGTGGAGTAACCGCGGTAGGGCAATTTTCTGGTGGTAGTAGTTTTTCAGATTACGCTGAGTTCTTTGAGAGCATGAATGGGGACTCAATTGAGACAGGTATGCTTGTTACTCTTGATGAAGATAAAATACGACTAGCTGAAAATGGAGATGATATTCTTGGTGTTATTTCTGAGACAGCAGCTGTTGTATTAGGTAGTGCAGCTTATCACTGGCAAGGGAGATTTTTAACAAATGAGTTTGGCGGAAAAGTATATGAACCTCAATCTGTACGGACGTATGATGTTGACGAAGAAGGAAATACACTTACTACGTACTCAGAGGAAGTAGTTCACTTGCCGTTAGAGAACCCAAAATATGATCCAAGCTATGAATATAAAGCTCGTAGTGAACGACCAGAATGGAATATCGTTGGTCTAACGGGCCAAGTGTTTGTTCGTGTAAATGAAGACGTACAAGCTGGTGATTGGTTAGCAGCTAAATCAGGAATTGGTGTACCGGCGACGCAAGGGAATGTTAAAGCGATGCGAATGACAAAAGCATATGATGAAGCTGATGGATATGGCATTGCCCTTTGTTTTATAAAATAAACGTTTAATAGGGGGAAGCGAAGAGCTGTTCAATATAGCTTTTCGGTTTTTTATAATAAAAAACAACTATTTAAATGAAAACTATTGACGTTATGATAAGTACATGGTATATTAGTTCTTGTCAGTTGGTGATTACAACAAAGTCATTAGCAACTACATATGCCGGTGTGGCGGAATTGGCAGACGCGCACGACTCAAAATCGTGTTCCTCTGGAGTGCCGGTTCGACCCCGGCCACCGGTATCCTTTAAGTCAATTGTGGCGGTCTCTAGCGGAAGTTAGGGATCGCTTTTTTGCGTACAATCTGACGTAAAATAGTCGTGTGCCTACCGTCTCTCTTTAAGCGAAAAGGGGAGGCGGTTTTTTGTCGTCTAGGCGTAGAAACGTTTTAATCGGTCATGAACTCGATATCGTCGAACAAACTTTAACCAGCGCGGTTTTATCGTACGACAAAGCGCTCGATTTATTTATTGCGGACGCGAAAAGGAAGGCTCTACGTGATTTTACGATTGTTTATTATCGTAGAGAATGTAACGATTTTCGCGGGTATCTCGTTCAACAAGAGCACGATTTATTTATACATGAGGTTACGCGAGAAATTATAAATAACTACGTTGAGGATATGCAGATGGTACGGAAATTAAAAGCTGCCACTATAAATACGAAGCTAAGGTCGATCAGAGCATTCTTCGGGTGGCTCTATAAAAGTAAGTATATCGTCAGTAACCCTATGGAAAGGTACCCGTTAATGCGCGAAAGGACGGGGAAGGTAGAAACTTTCTCTCTTAAACAATTAAAGCAATTGTTGAACGCGCCGGATAGAAGAACCTTTACAGGCCAAAGAGACTACACGTTCTTACTCTTACTACTAGAGACAGGGATACGCTTAAACGAAGCTGCTGGAATATTAGTAGAGGACGTCAAGTTAAGCGAGGGTCAAATTTTTATACGTAATACTAAGAATCACTTTCACAGATATGTACCTATTCAAGCCAAAATGAAAGAGCAGCTAAGAAGGTATTTAAAATTAAGGGGGTCGTGCGAGACTGAGCACTTGTTTGTAACTATTGATGAAACTCAACTGAAAAGAGGGGCAATGCAAAAGATCGTAGCTCATTACGGAGAGAAAGCAAAAATTAAAGGCGTAAGATGCTCTCCTCATACTATGCGTCATACATTCGCGAAAATGTGTGTAATGAATGGTGCCGGTATATTCGAGTTACAGAAAATACTAGGACACTCAACTATGGAAATGGTAAGAGTTTACGTCAACTTGTATTCAAGCGAAGTGAATGATAAGCATAAAAGTTTTTCGCCATTAAACAATTTGTAAACAAAAAAAAGAGGCGCACCCTTAATGCTAGTTGTTGGAGCAACTGGCGGGCACACACTCTCATAATCGTTCTTTTATTGTATCAATTTTTAAAAATTAGGTCAATAGAAGTTTATTAAGTGATGCTATTTTTAGGAAGCGCCCTCGCCCGGAGGGATACGAATGTACATAACGAAGCTAAAAGATTACGCAACCCACGCGGACGTGGCGGAACTCAACACGACCATTTACGCGGCACTAGATGACCAAACGTTACCACTAAACGCGACCGATCACGCTTTACTACGTCTTCTCGGCGGCCACTCCTGTCGCGTACCTGGCGTAAGTTGGCTGCGAGTCGATACGATGGCGCGGATAATGGAGCGTTCAGATCGGACCATCAGACGTTCACTCGCGCGGCTTGTTGACTGCGGCATCATCGAACGTTTTAAGGTCGGGAAGCTCGCGGTTGTCCGTATCCTGTCCGTTGAAGTGTCCGCGCCGGAAATCGCCGAAACTAGCGTCGTTAAAAGGGATCTATCGGTAATTTCGCGGACTGAAACAACTTTAAGCAGCGAAGCACATAAAAGCGTTAGTAAAGACGTAGCGCGCGAGGGGAATGCTGACGCCATAAACGAAGTCTTGCCTGCCGACTTTACGCCTGACTACGTTTCTCCTGCGATTATAAAGACGTTGGCCCCGTTCTTTGGGGCGGAGAAGATAAGCAAGATACATCAACGTATCCAGCTTGCGTATGATAAGGCTGCGTTGTTGGCGCCGTTGAAGGACTACGACGGGCTTGTTTGCAGAACGCTAAAAACGGTAGTCTTCGCAATGAAAACGAACCGCGTCAAAGGTGATCTATATGCGTACGTTTATGGGACTTTCCGGAATGTGCTGACGGTGCAAAAGCGACAGGAAGTCCGGGAGAGGCAGCCGTTTGCCGCGTGGATGGGATAATAATGGAGTTAACGTCATAGTTGCGTCTAGTTTCGTCCTGTAAGCGTCTGGTAATAGTGGTATTTGTTAGGTTTTGTTTGTGGTACAATTGTGAATATAAAACATATTGTGGAGGTTTTTATGGAGAGACAAGGCGTTGATAAATCATTATGGATATCAGGATGGATTTTATTAGTTGGCGGTGTTATAACTGGCCTAATTATTGGTTTTACGCTTAAGTTAGATTTCGGGCTCTCTGAATCGCTTCTCAACACGGAAGCGCCTGAAATAAATCATCCATTTAGATGGGCGTATGCTGCAATAATCATAGTAATTACCGGAGCACTTGGCGCAATACTTATGGGTTTATCTGAACTAATACTTAATCAAAGAAACAAAATGCATCTATTTGAAAACTCGATGAAGGATCTTAGGAGATCTTTTGCCGAGAAAGACTAAAAACCCCCAAAACGGAGGTTTAGTATAACTGATTAAAATTTTATTTTGTTCACTGCGGTATACTCACTGATATTTTTTGCGATGCCTTTTGATGTTAGGTGTGTGTATTTTTCAATCATACGTAAATCTTTATGACCTAATATCATTTGTAAGTGTCGAGTATCCCCTCCGTTTTCTAGAAAGTGAGTAGCCGCAGTGTGGCGAAATAAATGTGGATAAACATTCTTTTTGATACCTGATCTTAACGCGTACCTTTTAAGCTGCTTTCTAAAATGTTCTGGAGGTAGAGGTGTGCCGTAGTCGGTTAAGAATAAATGATCACTTTGGAAAGTGGCAGTTAACTTGTTCATTTTCTTTATTAAATGAATTGTTCTTTCTTGTAGAGGGATAACTCTAGGTAGGGCATTTTTCGAATTTCCTGCTCTTATTGTGAAAAATCCGTTTTGAGTATCCACACTATGTAATTTGGCTGTTAAGGCCTCGTTAATCCGACACATAGAGTCCAGAAGGAAAGTCATAAGCACATAATTTCTAAAGTCTGGGAAGTTAGAGCGATCCACCTCGCAGAATAGTTTATTTAATTCATCAATCGATAGTATTTCGATATCATTTTCGGTATATTTTATTGACCTCATTTTAGCAAGCTTCAATTCTTCGCCGTAATGCTTGCTTACTAAGAAGTCGATAAAGTTATTAACGTTCTTTCGGACGTCATCCGCGTAAGAAGGGGAAAGGCCCACTTTTTTATTTTTTGAAGCAAAAGGGTTATTTCGACCGTGTGTGTGACTTTCTAGCATGTAAATTATAAATGCTTTCATATTAGTCATTGTCAATTCTGATACATCTCTCGGTAAATTGGTAACATCTAGGAACTCGGTGAGTACTTTTAAATTATTCTTGTACTTAGCTAGAGTATTCTGACTGACGTTTCTGACCTTTTTATCAATTATAAACTCCTCTATTAAGTATTCTAAGTCAGTGTTCTTCTTGATTTTCTTTAGTCTAGGTAGTTTTCTATGGTTGATTTGCATAATAACTTCATCCTCATATTTAACGGTTTCAATTGGGTTTGAATTTAAATTCTATGAAAAGAAATGAAAAACCCCGCTACTTAGAGCGGAGTACTCTCGTAAATTGCGTCTATATTATCGTCAGTAATGCCGATGTAAGCTAACGTAACAGCTTGCGATGAGTGTCCGAGCATCGACTGTAGAAAAGCGAGGTCGGTACCGTTCTTGTACGCGTGGTAACATTGCGTCTTTCGAAGGGTATGCGTCCCGACCTTACCAATCTCGTCCAGTAATCCTAGCCGTTTCACCGCGCCGTTAATGATGTTATACGCTTGCTGCCGCGAAATGTGTTTTTCGGTACCATCCCCGGACTTTTTTCGCGATGGAAATAGATATTCTTCGTCAGGGCGACCGTTTAGTTTCGTTATTTCGTCTCGAACGGACTGATTCAACATAATACGGCGTGTCTTTCCAGTCTTAGATTCCGTTATGTAAGCGTATTTGCCTCGAAGATCTCTTATACGTAGGCAAATCAGATCTGAAATGCGTAAAGCGACGTTAATTCCAAGTACGAATAGGAGCCGATCGCGTCCTGTAAGACTTTCTTTAATCAGTTTGATGTGCTGCAAACTTCGAATAGGTTCAACTTTACTCGCGCCCGCCTTCATTTATCCAACCTCCAATTTGTCATTCTGTTATTAAATAACACATTAACGTAAAAGCGTTATCAAGTCAAATAAAAAAGACCCTTTTGGGTCAATTATTCTCTTTCTTCATTATCTTGCTCAATTTTTTCATGATACCAATTCTGCATGGCCTCGCTCTCTACATTAATGGTTATAAGCTCATTTATATCTTTAATGTCCAAAGCGCGAACGATTTTAGATAAGTGATCCAAACTTATTCTATCGACATAACCTCTCGCCAAGTTGGAAATAGCTGTAGGTCTAATCCCTGATTTTTCAGCTACTTCTTTTTGAGTAAGCCCCCGACTTCTAATTGCCTCTCCGACTTTTAGTTCAATTACTGTGCGATCTTCTTCTTCAATACTACTGTTATGTAATTCCTCTAAAGCTTCTTTTCCCTTTTTAATTGGCAATATGTTCACCTCTTTCAATACCATTATAACGTATTTACGTGATTAAGTAAAAAAAGTTTCAATAACTTGTTGACGAAATAACGTTTAAGCGTTATTATGTGATTAAGCAATCAGAACTTAATTGAAAAAGGGGCGGATTTAAATGGCATTGATTTCACCGGTAGTTGAGCTAGGTTCAATTGAAAACATCGAGGTTCTTCGTTTTGAGGACGGCACCGCGCCGATCATGATTACTACATACGCGGTCACGGGTTCTATTACAGTCAAGGTTTACGATAACGACGACGCCGAGCTAGTTTTCGGGGAATGCTCGCTATGGTTTCCGTGGACCCTCGAAATGCAGCGCGTCATGGAGCAGATCGATCACTACGAAGCGCTCGAATTACTTTCTATATTCGCGGCTCACGGTAGGAACGCAGGCTGATGGGCGGCATTTGGCGTAAAGTAACGGCGTTTCAACGATACGAAGGCGATCAGTTCCTCGTATTTACGTATGACGCGTGGTGGAACACTGAACAATCAGTACTGTATTTCGTGTCAAGCTGGCACAATGAATTAATACAGGCGGACATAAAACAGCGCTTCAACGCCGACATATTCGAAGTTGAGGGCGAAGTGGTAATCGCCACAGTTGACGCGCTAACGTTCACCGACGAAGACTTCGAGCGGTTCCATGCGAAGCTCTTAGAAACGTCCTTGCTGCGGTTCTTGTACGAGTTGGCGGCGCGCGATCCGGAATTAAACTACGGATTGGAGGCGTTGCTAGATGAAAACGATTGATAGGCGTATCTCTTACTACTTGCGTAAATGCAACGAGCATCTTGCGCGGGTTATGCGAGGAGAGAAACCGCCAACGTCGTGGAGGCACGCACGGTTAGTAACGTATAAGGTCGAGCTTAATAGAAGATACGGAGAATACAAAAAAGGGAGATGTTTATAATGGCGAAGCTAAAAAGAGTGCCGGTACAGACCGTATATATTGAAACAGGTGGTGCGGTGGCGGTTGATTACTACGATGGGTACTTAGCTGAAGAATCGAAAGTAGTTTATTGGGTTGAGCATAACCGATTAATGATGAATACTTATCTAATTAACGAAATGAACGACACTTATCAAACTGATTGCGATACGGACATACACTTAGCGACTATTTCAGATCCAAGTAAATTTACCATAATGGCTGCGACTACGTGGCACCGAAAGCTTAACTCGGCATCGTTGTTTGATTTCATAGTAGCTGAACGGGGCGAAATAGGCGGTAACGATTTAAATTTAAAGAATTTTCTTAAATTTAATACTAACATATCAAGATTGAGAGGGGTAATTTAAGATGAAGAACTATTTCAAGGAATTAAAAAGCCTAAAAACCCAAGTTGAACAAGATTTCGACTACTTTAACGAACGGCAAAGCATGATTGATAAACGCATCCAAGAACTTAAACAAAGACCCCATATCGACGAGAACGCGGTGGAATTGGAAATGCTGCTTAAAACTCGTCGCGAGGTTAAAGAGAGGGTTCTGCAATTACTACCGGTGCGTGACATGTTTAAACATGAGTGGGCAGCGGTAGAAAGCAGAGTCGAGAAGGTTAAGCAGAATAGCGCTCGCATCCAAGACGAGATCAGAAAGGCGCGGCAACGTGAAAAGGAACTGGTATAACGGCATAAGGCGATTTCCTCGCGAGGGGAGGTCGTCTTTTTTGCGTAAAAGTGTGCGAAACCTAAATTTGAATTGTTTATATAAGTATAAGCGAAAATAAATTAAAAATTTTCGCGGTAAGTGTCCGAGAACAAGAAGTCACATCCCATAACTAGTATAAACACTCGAAAAGGAGGCGCGGTTATTTTTGCATAATAGTGTCCGAACTCGAATCGGTATACGTCATCATAAGTACAAAGAAAAAAGTTTCTACAAAAACGCGCCACTTAACCAACTTACCAAGCATAACTAGTATAGGCGAATTTAAATTATCAGCGAAAGTGTCCGGAACTAGATTGGCATACGTCATCATACATGAAAAACTTCGTGGAAATGTCCCAATTTAAGTGAATCTAACCCCCTATAGAAAGTATAAGCAACCAAAAGTGCACGTTTTTAAAATCGGTGTCGTAGTATCTGTTGAAGCGAGAAAATAAACTTGAATCTTTTATGGGGAATGTCCCATAAAAGATTAAGTCTAGTCGTTATATAAGGTACAAAAAACATTTTTGGTGTGCGAAATAACAAAGTAACCTGCCATAACTAGTATAAGAGAATAAAGTTTACATGAAAATGTGCGAAATGAAGAAGTCATATCCCATAACTAATAACGAGTGATTTTCGCGGTAAGTGTCCGAGATTGGAAAGTAACCGTTCATAACTATTACAAAGCAAACGAAAAAGTTTCGCGAAAAATGGCCCAAATCATAAAGTCGCCTCGCATAACTAGTATAAGATATTTTCCGATGATGGCTGCCGGCGCCGGAGGGAAAGAGCGGATAAAAACTAAAACTAAACCGAAAAGGGAGCGATTTTATTATGAACGCAATTATTGAAAGCTTAGAGACACACTTTGGTGGAGATATTACGAACGATTTGATGCACTCACAGAATAGATATGTAGTAGATTTTATGATGGAATTTGGTCTAGCTGCGGCTGACAAGGGAGCGTCTTTATCAGATTATCAAGAGCTAAAAGATCAACTAATAACTTCGAATCCATTCGCATCTGAAAGTGTCGATGATACGTCGTACGAAGAAATAGCAGAGGCTTTTCTTTTGATGGGTAAATTAGTTCCTGACGGTCAATTAAAGGACTTTCTTTTAGTAAGTTCCTATACTGTTATGATTGCTAACAAAGCAAACAACGCTCATGGAATATTAGACTTGGAAATTAATGACCAATCAAAATTGAAGTTGATGGAAAATGATGCTAATAAAATAAAAGATTGGAGTAAAGAGTTTAAAAAAATTAAAATGCCTCACGGATTAAAAGGTAAATTTAAAAATGTATTACGACATATAGAAGCCATCGAATACTCGTTTAGAGCAGGTAATTTTGCACTGATTGCTAGAAATAATGAATACTTTTCAAGAGAAATGGACGAGGTGTTAGAAAGACTTGAAATCAAGGTTTTTGGGGAGAAGTTACCTTATGAGTAATCCTGATAAGCCAAAACCTAACAACAAGTCGGAACTTCTCGCGGCGAAAAACTACGAAATGTACAACTTGGACTTGATGCGTAAGGCATTCCCGCGCATCCTGTCCGAGTTAGACGATTTGTTCACGCGTCAGCAACGTAAAAAGCAGTTTCGCGACCTTATAGCGTTCTATTTTTACCTACTTTCGTACGTCGACGGAAATGCTTTACGCAGAGAGCTTAGATAGAGACTGAGATTATCCATAGAACCGAGGTCTCTAATGAATTGTTGGAGCCCTTTTATATAGATAAAATTTAGAAAAGGTGGGGATAGTTTGGTTGAGATTAAAGAAAGGAATGGATTAATTTTTATTAATGGAATCGAAAGACCAATTAAAAAGATTCACCGTAGTGCAGAGTTTGTCGAAGTCGAAGGAACCATTATCGCAAAAAGATGTGGTTGCTTAAGCTGCAATAAGATGTTGCCAATAGAGTGTTTCGGGAGTGATCGTCGTGGGTTAGGAAGAAAAAGAGGTTGGTGTAAACAATGTGATTATAAGAGAAAGAAGATGAATAAAATTGGTCTTAATGTTTATGGGAATCCCAAAAAGAAAAAGCCTATTAACGCATTTAGAGTTTACGAAGGTGGTAAATGTATTCGGAAAAGATGTACATTTTGCGAGGAAATAAAAGACTCGTCACAGTTTTCTTATCACCTTAAAACAGTCGACAGTTTAACTACTATATGCAAGGTTTGTAGCGGTGAATACTCCAGGAGCTCATATGAAATTAATAGGGAGCATTATCAGATGATGCAAGCGGTTCGGAGGGCCCGTATAGCTGTGTTACCTGACGAAGTATCGGAAAAAGAATATCGCCAAGTAGTCGAAAGCGTGTTTAATGGTAAGTGTGCGCTAACTGGCGAAGTTGCGGACTTGAGTGTGGATCACGCTATTCCTTTTTCGGTCGGGCATGTTGGAAGTACATTGTACAATATGTATCCATTGAATCGGCGATTAAACAGTTCGAAGTTTAGCGCTAACATTTTCGAATGGGTCAAGCGACCTCACGTAATGCCTTTAATTTGTTCAGAGAGGTTTGATAAACTAATCAGGTACCTAGCAAGCCAAGCGGGTCTAACCATGAAAGATTATAGGGAGTTTACTTATTGGTGCTTTGAAAATCCTCGCACTATAGATGAGGTTAAAGCATCCGGAGATGTAGACTCTTTATTTTTATGGGATCAATCTAAAAATGGTCAACATACGCCATTATATATAACTTAGCATTTTATAGGCGATACGTCAACTAATTATATTCCGAAGGAGCTGGTGATTATGGGTAAAGGCAGAACAATGAAAGTAGAAACGGAATATCAGTCGGAAAACTTTTCAATTATCCAATTGATTCGCGACCACAGCCGGCTAAAAGACAACGCGGACGAAACTTCGATTACTCTCGCGATGGACCTAGAAGACGCACTTGCCGCCGATATATTCACGACTACCGAGCGCCAACTATTAGCGCTTATTTATTATGCCGAAGTGAGCCATCGCCAAGCGGCGGGCTTGCTCGGCCTACAAACGTCGGACACCACGCCAACCCTCGAAGAAGCACTCGAAAAGTTATCCGCGGTGTTGATGGGCTATCGTTGCGGTCGCATTAAAGTCGATTATAAGCGTTCTGTCTACGAGGATATTCACGCTTGGCTAGACGCAGTAGGCGAAGGGTTGGCTCCAATATTTATCACCCCTGACGCGGTTCTATCGTGGGCAGCGGAGCAGGGCGATCGTTTAGCGAAGGAAACGTTAAGGCAGCGCGTGGAAGGTCCGCCGGTGTTCGAAGATTCGCAGTCCTATCCGTTTTATACCGGGCCTGAATTGGAGCTAATGGATCGCCAATTAAAAGTTACTTATTCGGACTTAGACAATCAGCGGGCGGAAGGCGTGGTAGTTGGGCGGAAAAGGTCGTTCGACTTCGACGATAACAACTCTCCAACCGTAAGCAAAACGCGTATTTATAAACGCTAAGGAGGGCACATATGCCTAAGCCAACTGTACAAAAACTAGCGCACCTGAATGCGGAAGAGGAGCGGGACTTCTATCGCTCCCTTACCGCACACCTTTCCGGGCTACTATTCTATGACGGTCTTATGCTGGACGAGTTCCGCGAGGAGTTCGAAGCATTTCGCGCGGATAAAGCGGATTACCGACGCTCTTTCGACGCTGTACTAAAGCGGGTGGCGCCAGAAATAGACGACTTGAGCTGGCGGGATTTTCGCTGGTTGCGCGCTAATAAGTGGCGGCAATGTCCGGTATGCAATCGGCTGTACATCGATTATTCAAACGGAAAAGGCGTCGCGTGTTACCTCGATGCGTACGTGAGATGGTCTAAAGAAGGACAGCGCTGGATAGCAGACGTTAACTATAGAGGGCGCGTGAATAGCGTATGCCGAGCGAAGTATGACGCGTGGAAACGGCGGGGGCGGACAGGGGCGATTGACTTCGTGCTGTTTAACGGAACACGACAATAGTCGGGTGAAGTGGGATTGTGGTGTATATAGTGAGGAAACAAAACGCAGTTACTTCCGAGGGCTGCGTTATTTTATATACGAGGAGTATTAAGTTATGACTAAGTCCACGCCATTTCATAAAGTTAAATTGTCTGCAAGATCAAGGTTGAAACGCGAAGATTTGTCGTTTGAAGAACGGTTGTTTTTGCAATTTATTCTTACTAGCAACGATAGCCAAGTTGAACGCGCGATGAACGAAAATGCGTCTTACCGTGATTTCTTTCGAGAATTAAACGATAACTTACATTGACGGAGGTTTAATCATATGACTAGCGATTTCTTTTACTGCTATAGCCCGCGCCTAACCACGAAGTTACTGGAATCAGGCGAGAGGTATATATGCGTCGGACTAAACGAAAAGACAAGCAAGAAGTTCTGGCTCTTTCCGCAAACGAGCAGCCTAAGCTCGGTATTAGACGAATGGCGTGCGAATAAACCAAGTTAATTAACGCCACTTACTTAAACGACATTATATTCTGGAGGCTATAACTATGATAAATGGATCTAACCAACTATTCGACAAGCATTCTAGCGAGGGCGTTTGCTACGCGAAGATGCCGACGGACTTAACGCATTACTTATACGTGCCGGGATTCCGCGGCGACTTAGCGTACCTTTACGCGCTCATCGTCGATTACTATAACGCTGACTACGGCTACGCGTTTCCTACGCAGGATCAGCTCGCGCTTAAGACGGGCAAATCTACGCAGTCTGTACGCGCGGACATGCGCCGATTAAAGCAGGCGGGACTCATACGTATACTAACGTTTGAAGGACGTAATAATTACGGGTATGTGCCGCTAGTGCCGTTAGGGCAGGCGGAGCTCTGGCGTGAGTGTCCGGAGGCGGCGGAGAGGTACCGGGAGGCAATCGCTAAGTTGGACGAGGAGAAAAGAGCGAACCGCGAGAAGCAGGCGAGGAAAAGAGGCGGCGATTAATAGTACCCTTAGTATTCTATAGGTAGTACCCATAGGATTTCATAGGTACGTACCGCTAGGATTCTATAGGTTAACTATATTTATGTAACTAGACTTATTAACTAGATTTAAAGTAATTGCAGGACGTTTAAGAGAAAAGGGCAATTCGGGAAGAAAATCACTTCCCTCAGCTTGCGTCAAGAAGATCACTTTCCTTAGCCATAGAAGCCGCGAAAGATCTTAAATATAAAAGAAAGAGCGTCGCAGACAAGGGAAGGTTGGCCGCCCGCCGCCCGCGGTGCCGAATATTAAAAACGTGGCAGGGGACATTATTTAAAAATGAAAAGGAGTCGATAAGATGAAAATGAATAACGAGGTTATAAGACATGGTACAGCGATATCGAAGTGGTTAAAAGAAAATGCTAATCCTTATGTAGCAATTGTAATCACAGATGAGGGTGTGAGAATGACTTCTGTCGAGGATTTTTCACCTTTAACAGAAGTCGATAAGAATTAAACACGGTTGTATGGATGTATTTTATCTAATCTAGATAGAGCAGAACCCAACGAAGATGAGTTCATGAAGTCTCGATATTCTGCTTCAGTGACGCCATGATATTGATATACAGCACCGTCTTTGAATTCAATTTCAAGAGTATTATTCGCCCAACCAACGCTCCGCATTCTGCTTGAAGAAACATACTGTCTTTGCATAGTCTCACCTCCCTAGTATTATTTTACTACATTTCTTGATATATGGAAAATAAAAACTTATAGATTTATAGGCATAGAAAAACCGCCTGCTACTTGAACAAGCGGTTAATGCTGCGATTGATAGGGCGTCTGACTGCGCGTCCCATTATGCGTTTATGATAACGTCCCTTACCGATCGATTTTACATCGCCACCGATTTGGAAAGCTTTCATGATAGCTCTAAACATATTAACCGCCTCCTTCTTAACTTTATTATACCGTAGAAAGAAAATAAAAACAATTCTGAAAGGGGATTTATTTAATGGCTTTTAAGAAACTTAAGCCGGAGCATTATATTGCTATCGGTTATTTGTCGATGCCTAAAAAGGGTGGCAAGACAATGGAAGAAATTGCGGAAGAGTGTGAGGTGCACCGCGCAACTATTTACGATTGGCTGAAAGATCCGGTGTTCGAACGTGAGCTTAAACGGACAATCACACGGAACACCCTCGCTAGGTTACCGGAAGTACTCGAATCCATACCGGACCATATCATACGCGACGGCAATGCGGCTATGCTTAAGCACTTCTTACAGATGCACAGTATGCTATCGGAGCACCACGTCGTTACGGATACGCGGTCAGGCGATAGTACTAACGTAGATGCTGCGCGTGCTAAGGTCGAGGAGTTCCGTAAGCAACAGCAAGTTAAGGCGGAGGGTAACGAGTAGGCAGTTAGACTGTCGTGTATATACAAGTTGCGTACTATTATATAGGAAGGGACACGATACATCCCACGCGACACTACACTACAGCATAGGTATCTATACCTCTAGCACTACTGAAACACTTGCAGCGCCTCAATTCTGTGGAGAGCTTTGAAACTTTTCGGCTTCTTTATACAAGATCTTATTCATTCAAGAATAACTGGATCGAATTGGTAAACGTTAATCCTTCGCGGCTTTCTGCGATGTATAAACGATTGAATTTACCGAAGCAAAAGAACGAAGTGGAAAGCGTTGATTTATCAAGGTTTTGTAACCGCGTGAATTTGACAGAATGGGAAACCGTCAATTTCGTAGGTGAATTGTTATGCAAAATGTGTATGCGTTATTCATTCGCGAGGGGGTACCACGGGGGTCGGGGTGCGTATACCCTGTAGCCTAGTGGTCACTAAATCCGAAAATCAAATTTAACGTTTGACTTTATCGTAGTAAAGCGCCTCCTCCTCGTAATTTCTACGCTTATCTACTCGTATCAATTTTACGCGGCTCAATCGCATGTTATTAGCCGTTTTATTCGCGATCGGGTATAAACGGTCTAGCTGCGTACAAACACGCTAATTACATGTAAATACGAAAGCAAACGAAGGCGTCCGCTTTGGGCGTCTTTTTTGCGTTATAAAAGGGAGGTTTTACGTATGCTCGATTTATCAACGAACGACTGCATTAATAAACACGGACCCCTCACGAAACCCTGCGCCTGCGCCTCGGTATGCGCGTCCAAATACGGCGTAGCAGTTCGGAAATTACGCGCGGCGCCGGCTGACGTAAAGGAGCGGGAAGCCGCTATTCGAACGTGGCGCGAATTTATTGAACGGTACGCATCGAAAATATAACGGAAATAAATCGAAAGAAAGGAGGTCGTCGCCATCGCATGGATTAAAGACGAGAACGGAGCTGGTCGTTGGGTAGACCGAAAGGAACGCGAAGAGATCATCGCAACCTATGCGGAACTTATTGAATATATGCCCGCCAACGAATTAGACGATGAATCAGCGCTAGAACTAGCCAGCTATATCGACGAAAAAGAACGGCTTGAACGTATACATCGCGCAGAGGTTGACTTACTTTACTTCGTGCATGAGTATTTCTCCGAGGTGCGAAATCCAGAAAATAGCGGTAACTGGGATGGGTTCGATATTGAGTCGCCAGAAGAAGCCGCGGAGTTCCACCGAGAGATCTGCGCCATTATAGACGAGGTTTCAAACGTTAAAACGAACGATAAAGTAGCCGTAGCAGCACCTCGCGGACATGGAAAAAGTTCGTATCTATCGAAAGGCGGTCCGCTAAGAGACGTTGTTTTTCGAAAACGAAAGTACATTATCATGATTTCCGAAACGGATACCGTAGCGAAAGCGAATCTCGATTGGTTGACGGGCCAGCTTAAGTATAATAAAAAGCTTCGAGAAGATTTTGGTGACATTCTCTCACCTAAGCAGCAATTAAATGTGCGGGATAACGGAGAATCGTTTATCACGTGGGAAAGTGGCGTTAATAGTGAGGAGAAAAAATTACTAACGCTAGTAGAGACGTCCTCGACTAATAAATCCTTGCGCGGCCGTAACTGGAACGGTACTCGACCGGATATGATTATATGTGATGACCTCGAAGATATTCGGTCGAACGCTAGTACTCCGGAGCAGCGCGCGAAGTTAAAGGATTGGTTTTCGCAGACGGTTATACCGCTAGGAGATCCGAAAGGCAAGAAAACGGCTTTCGTATACATGGGGACAATAGTTCATGCGGAATCAAACTTAAATAATGTTATTAAGCACCATCCTGACTTTAAATCAAGGCTATTTAAAGCCTTAATAGATGATCCAGACCGCGTGGACCTTTGGGAACAATGCCGCGCTATTTTTGTCGACGCTGAAACACCAAAAGAAGAAAGAGCGGTTAAAGCATTAGATTTCTATAAGACAAACCGAAAAGAAATGGATAAAGGCGCGAAAGTATTATGGCCAGAAGTGCAACCACTGTGGAAATTAATGAAATGGAAATGGACGGAAGGCTCTAAGGCGTTCAATACGGAATACCAAAATACTCCGTTAGACGAAGATTCGCAGATATTTGTACCGGCTAAATTTGCTTTGTTCAGTGAAGCGGACTTAATTCGAGAAGACGGGCGTCCTCTGAACCTAAGCTATTACGCTTTTTGGGACATAGCTACGGGGCGGAGTTCTAGAAGTGACTACAACGCTATAGTAACGGTTGCTAGAAATAATCGAACTGGCGTAATTTATACGATAGACGCGTGGGCTAAACGTTGCTCCTCGCATGAGGCGCTTAGGATGGCCGTCGAAAAGATTCGCGTGTACGAACATCGCATTTTTGCCGTTGAGACGATCGGAGCTGGGCACGATATGCACCGGCAGCTCCGTGAGCGACTCTCACAGGAAGGGCTCTTAAGTAGGACGAGATTAAAACCGATTTCTCATCATAGCGCGAAAAAAGAAAAAAGAATAGAGTCACTAGAGCCGTTGACAGAAAACGGTTTTTTGCGTTTCATGGGCAGTCAACGTCTATTATTCGAACAACTAGAGCAGTTTCCAACTGGAACGTACGATGATTTACCGGATGCCCTAGCGGGCGCGGTCGATTTATCTGGCGGTGCTCGTCGATCTCGGCGCACTTCTGCTAGAAAACCGGGTAATTTATAGGAGGGATTAAGCTGAGTATTTTTAAAGAAGGCGAATATTTTCCGCCGGTAGAACACGAAGACCGTATAGAGCGCTATCGAATCAACGAGAAGTTATTTAAGGGTGATCACTACGATATATTCAAACAATTTAGTTATGACTATGAACAAATGAGCGAAGTTTACACCACTACAAACCTGCCCGGTCTAATATGCAGAAAGGCAGCCGACTTTCTTTTCGGAGATGCGCCGAGTTACTCTGCGGGTAGTACTGATTATGCCGAAGAACAAAAAGTTTTAGAGCGACTAGTTGATAGTAACGATTTAAACCGCCAATGTTATGAATCGGCAGTATCCAACGCGTATAGAGGAGATGCTTTCTTTAAAGTGCGGTGGGGGCAAGAATTTGAGGGTTTGGTCGAAAGTGGAAACGATCCATTTCGTATATTCATTGAATCACAAAATCCAACATACGTTTTTCCTCAATCTCTGCCGAGCAACAACAAAAAAATATTCGCGTATCACATTGCAATACCACGTTGCGTCGACGAGATAAACAGAGTATATATACTAGATGTTGAAACGCACTTACCCGGAAAGATAACGTACGCTACTTTTGATATCTCCGTCCTTTCTACTTCTTCAACAGAGAATAAAGTTGTGCTTTGGAAGATTCAGAGAGAACTAAAAGACCCGAGAGAAGACGTTATAACGGGCGTTCCTTTTCCTCTTGTTGTTCATATACCGAATAGCGCAGAAGTTGAATCTTGGGAAGGGGTAGACGACTTAAGTGAGCACATAAATTTATTTGAGCAGATTAATCGCCGACTATCTAAAATAGGATTAATTTTAGACAAGCACTCTGACCCCGCTATCGCTATACCTGATGGAATGTTAGGTGAGGATGAAGATGGAAGCCCAATTTTTAATGTGGCAAGAGATAAAGCAATTGAAATCAGTAAAGATGAGATAATGCCTCAATATATTACTTGGAACGGGCAAATTGAATCTGCCTTCAAACACTTGGACTTATTAATCGATCAAGTACTAACAAACGCCGAACTACCACCAGTAGCACTAGGCAAAGGCAATAGCGGAACAAGCGGATCTTCTGGATCGGCTATTTTAGCGCGCATGAATACACTTATTGCCAAAATTAAGCGTAAGAGACAGTATTTTGAAGCCGGTTTAAAGCAGGTTCTATATATTGCGCAACTCCTTGAGAAGGAACAGCTAGGAGACGCTGCAAACTATGAAGCCCGAAGACCTAAGATTATTTTCCGTGACGGTTTACCTACTGACGAAAAAGAAATGGCGGTTGTTAGTCAGATTAGAACCGCAGGTAGGGCAACTATCTCTATTAAGACGGTATTAATGGAAACATACGGAATGACGGAGGATAAAGCCGATTTAGAGATCGAGCGTATGCGTGCTGAAGAACAGATCTTCGACGGAGTTGTCCCGGCATTAACCGAAGGTGATCCATACGCGGCGGAACCCGTCGTTAAGAAAGCGGAGTTAGCAGATGACGCAATATAATTCGCCGAAGCCTCGCTACAATGCGGAAGTCAACCGAATTAGATCCGCTTATCAGGCTGGGGCACAGAAAGTATTGCGCGAATTAGACCGTCTTGATGTATCGAATATGTCCCGTCAGCAATCCGTGGCAGCTCTCGCAAACATTACGCGAACTTTAAAGAAGCTTGATGCGGAAGGTCGTAAGTGGGCAGACGAGAATATTCCGTTAGCAGCGCAGCAAGGTATTGAGCGCGCCATTATAACGCTTGGTGAAGCGAAGTCTATTGATGAAGCACGAAAACTCGCCAGTTTTAATCGACCAAACGAAAACATGGTAGCTGCGGCAATTTCAGATACGCAACAGTCTTTGTTAGCCGTTACGCAGAATATCAATAGAAAAACGAGAACTGCTATACGATCCGTAACGGCAGAATCAATGCGAGAAAACATGGCAGCGGGAATAAACGGACGAAAAGGTATTAGATCGGACATTCTTTCGAAACTTCGACTAGAGCTGGGAGATTCATTAAACACGGGCATTATAGACGCGGGTGGTCGTCGTTGGAGTCCGACTCACTACGTTGATATGGCAACTAGAACTAAACTTTTCGACGCTTATGACGAGGCTAATAGGAACGAAGGTATTATGCGCGGCGCTCTTTACGCAGTTATTTCGAGCCACGGCGCTATTGACGCTTGCAGATTCCATGAAGGATCTATCGTCAAACTTACGGCTGATGCTCCGGGACCTTACCCGACTATCGACGAGTTAAAAGCGTCCGGGCAGATTTTTCATCCAAATTGCCGACATTCTTATTCTGTAATTCGCGATCCAATGCTACTGCCGGAGGATATTCGAAGACACGCCTTAGAGCAGGATAGTATAGCGAAGCAAGCTCTAGCAACTGGACAACGTAATCCTAATATAGACGACGATCTGTTTAACGCAGATAGTGGTCTTATTTTTATGTAATCATAAGGCCCAAACGTTGAAGGCGTAAAAAGCTACGGTCAGTAACTTAATAGCCGACGGGCTTAAAACGGCGGAGGTATGATATGCCATTAGAAGAAACACAGGTAGAAAGTACAGAGGTGACGGAAGTGGTGGACGAGCAAGTTACGGTTGAGGAACCGGGGAATAAACCAGACGAAACAAAAACGTTCACGCAAGAAGAAGTAAATGCGCTTATTGCTGATCGATTAAGCCGCGAGAAAAAGAAATTCGCTGACTATGAAGATATTAAAGCAAAAGCCGCACAGTTTGATGAGCATTCCGCGAAATCACAAGAATACGAGGGACTTCTTTCTACACTTATTGAGCAAAAGACAGAAGAACTACCAGAGAGTTTTCGCGAACTAATCCCATCTAATTTAGGGAAAAAGGAGCAATATGAATGGCTTGCTAAGGCAGTAAAAGCTAATGCGGCAAAAGTTAAATCAGAGACACCGATCGGGCAGTCTACTAACCCAAAAGCAGACAACATGCAAAGTATAGAAAACTTAAATCCTAATCAATTGTTGGCTCGGGGTTACGGGCAAAAGAAATAGAAATACACTTTTACTTACAAACACAAAGGGGAGATTAATTAATGGCACTTACATTAACAGAATCAGCAAAATTATCACAAGATACGCTTCAGCGTGGAGTAATTGAGACTTTCGCGCGTAGTTCTGCAATTTTGGAGCTTATGCCGTGGATGGACGTTCAGGGTAATGCTTACGCGTATAACCAAGAAGGGGTATTACCGGGCATCGGCTTTCGTGGGGTGAATGAAGGTTACGAAGAGTCTACTGGAATTATTAACCAAGCCTCTGAGAGTTTGGTAATTGCTGGTGGAGATTCAGACGTAGACCGCTTCTTAGTTCAAACTCGTTCAAATATCAATGATGTTCGAGCTGTGCATGATGCGAAGAAAGTTAAAGCACTAGGCTTAGCAATTACTAATCAATTGTTCAATGGAGACACAGGTGTTACTCCTTTAGGCTTCGATGGTTTCAAAAAACGTATTACAGGCAATCAAAATATTCTTGCCGGAGAAGATGGCGGTCAATTAACTCAAGACATGCTCGATGAGCTTATCGATGCGGTAGAGGGCACACCGGATGCGTTGTTTGTTTCAAAATCAATGCGACGTCAAATGAATGCACTCTTACGCAGTTCATCTCATTATACGGACACAGCCGACAACTTTGGTAACGCAGTAAAAGCGTACTACGGAGTTCCGGTTCGCACGATTGAACAAGACAACGAAGGTAAAGACATTCTTGGATTTAACGAAGTGACTGGCTCATCTGAAAATACGGGCTCAATCTATGCAGTTAAATTCGGTCCAGAGGAGTTCGTTTCTGGCCTTCAAAATGGCGGTATTAGTGTTCGCGACCTCGGTGAGTTAAACGAAAAGCCTGTTTATAGAACACGCGTCGAATGGTATACAGGCATGGCGGTATTCCACCCAAGAGCAGCAGCGCGCCTAAGCGGTATTCTTAAATCTCAATAAAATTAGGGGGGTAGGATTCTTGTTTAAAATCGCAACTCCTAATAAAACGTACTCCGGCGTCACTGCCGGAGTGTTATTTACAAATGGTACAGGAGAAACAACAGACAAAAAAATTCTGAACCAACTTTTAAAAGAATACGGGTATGAGGACGTAACTAAGCCGGAGGATAAGCCTAAAAAAGCGTCATCTAAGCGCAAGTCTGCCTCCTCAAAAAAATAAAGGAGGTACGATATGCCATTAGAACTCACCGCGGCAGATGAATATATTCAATTAAATGTATTAGATCGTGACGATTGGCAAGACGCTGACCAACAACAAAAAACGAGCTTTTTAAAAGTCTCTGAAACCACGTTAAAGCGTAAGTTCCGAAAGTACGACGTTCCAAATACAGCTATTTATCATTTTGCTGCTTTATTGGCGTTAATTTACAATGATACGAATAAATTGCAGCAGCACGGGGTGGCGTCATTCTCTATTACGGGAGTGGCGTCTTTTACGTTTAAAGAGAATAACGTTAAAACTCCGGGAGGGATTGCGCCCTCTGAATTTATTACCGCAGACGTATATGAGTTAGTGGGCGAGGCTAACGGAGTGGATTTGACCACACGCAGACGAGTCGGAAGGACGGTGATTTAGTGGCGGTTGTACCATTGAAACAAACTGCTGTTATTACTAAACCCGGCGGAGTCAATGAGTGGGGGAATCAGACGCCCTCTGAAAGCTACCCGTTGAAATGTCGTTATGACGAAGGTTCTCGTATCATTGCTTCAAGATCTGGCGGAGTAGTTACTAATGAAACAGCGATAAGCGTTGCGAAAGTTTTGTTCGATAAGCTACAGGACATTGGGTACAACGATGATATTAGTTTAATAAATGAGCTCGGAATAACGATGACTAGAAAGCCGAAGGAAATCAATATTAAGCGAAATCATGTTGGACGTCCGATCTTAACGGAGGTGTTCATATGAGTAATTTCGAGTGGGACGCTTCTAGTATGTTCAGCCGCCTCGATTTATCCGGAAAGAAAGCGCAAAAGGTTGCGGAGGAGCGTTTATGGGACGGCATCGATGACATCGCCAGAATCGCCACAAACATAGCGCCAGTAAAGTCCGGAACGCTTCGAAAAGACATTAAAAAGACAGTCAAAGGCCGCGCGGGCTCCTTAGTCGGAGAGATTACATTTACCGCTATTGAAAGCAGCAGCGGATACGGTCGCTTCAACTACGCCCTGTGGACGCATGAGTTTATGACCTCGCTCGGACCTTTGTCGTCCAGCGCGGGCGGTTCCGACGGTTATCCGGTAGGCTCGAAGTATTTAAGTCGACCGCTTGAAGGCGAGCGCGACCGGATTTTACGTCAGATCGCAGAAGGCGTGAAGGGGGCGTTAGATTAATGCGCGTTATGGATTTAATGGCGTTTATCCGCGCGGAGATCCCCGGTCAGTATTACGCGAATAAGTTGCCGCCGGCAAACGAGTACGTACCCGCGAAATGTGTGTCGGTGACGATTCATCCGGGCGGGGGAGTCGATGAATGGACGGGGAAAAAAGCGCCATCGTTCCAACTACTAGTCCGCGGAGAAGTAAACGGAGATCCCGAAGCAGAGGCGCGAGCATACGAAATATTTAACGCATTAGCGAACAGAAAAGACGTGAAAATAGGCGCGGACTCACTATCGATTATTCGACCGGTGGGTTCAGCGCCTTTTTATATCGGAGCAGACGACAACAACCAACCGATTTATTCGATGAATTTTAACACGGTTATACGACCGTAAACTTAGGGGGCTACGAAACTATGGCGGAGAAAAAAGGCATTAACGTGCCGATCGGTCCGGCGATTGCAGAGTACGGAGAAGGCGCGGATCTATCTAAATACGAAATCACAAAAGGCGGCATTACGCTTACGCTGACGTACACGCAGAAAGACACTACCGTAGATCAATACGGAGACACGCCGGTCAAGTCGATCGTTAAGGGATTAACAGCGCAGGTGACGGTTCCTTTCGCTTTAAATGATCTTAAGAAACTAGGCGCAGTCATGCCGAACAGCACGTATAAAGAATCGGGAGATAAGAAGCTACTAAGCATTACGGGGCTCGCGGGTTATGACCTATTGGCTAACGCGAAACCCCTCGTTATCAAGCCGACTGATCCGGATACGACGGAAAACGACTGGGTTACGATTCCGCTTGCGGGCGCGATGGCTAACGTTGAGTATACGTACGATAGCGACAACGAACGGATCGCGAACATTACGTTTATGGCTTACGTGGATACCGAAAAAGGCGGCTTGCTCGTACAGTTCGGCGACACATCAATTGAAGACGAAGGCAGTGGCGGCGGGGGCGAATAACCCTCGTCTTTTCTTATTGAGGAGGCGCGAATATGGACGTTAAATCATTATTTAGATCACGCGGCAACGGTTACCTTATGCTCGGCGAAAAAGAAGTCGAGGTACCAAAGCTGAACTACCGCAAATACAGGCAAATGCAAGAAGTCATTTCAACACTACCGGGGGTTATCTTCTCGCTAATCGTGGCGCCACCCGAACATTATTATCAGTCAGCGCTCACCGCGTTAGATATGACAATCGACCAACTGTACGGCATCGTCGAAATCCTTAGCGAGATAGATCGCGAGTATCTTGAAACGGAAGTCGGCGTTAACGAAGTATTAGATTATCTAGTAGCTACGGTTAAAAAGAACGATTTTGCGAAGACAGTAAAAAACGTGAAAAGCCTTCTGCCGGAAACGACGGAGGGCAATACACAGTAAACGATTGGCTACGGGACGCCGCGGTCATTCTCGATAAAACGCAAGAAGAAATAGAAACCTCCTATTACTTCGTGGATCTGCCGGAGATAATCGCCATTAAACGTAAAACGAACGCAATTAACCAATTACGCGCAGAGCAATCTCGATTAGCAACGAACAACCGAGGGTTGGACGACGAAGGTTATACGAAACACAGGCGCGAGTTATCGAGAGAAGCGGGGATCAAACCACAAGACCAACGGTTCGATCGCGAGAAATTCGAAGAAGCCCGTGCGTTAGTCAGCGGGTTAGGGAGAGGAGGAAATTAAATGGCAGGTGCAAATGCGGGAGAAATAAAGGCAAAATTAACGTTGGAGTCAGCAGAGTTTCAACGAGGTATGCAACAAGCCCGCAAAGACATGGAAGACGGCGCCAGTTCCGCGGATCGACTGCGAACGTCGCTAGACCTCGTACAGAAAGGCGCCGCAATTATGGGCGGAGCGGCTGTGGCGGGCATCGGCGCAAGCGTAAAGATAGCGGCGGACTTCGAATCGTCTATGGCGCGAGTGGCGGCTATTACGGGAGCGTCTGCCGAGGAGATGCAGCGGTTAGAGTCGGCTGCCCGAGACGCAGGAGCAACCACGACGTTTAGCGCGTCGGAAGCATCGGAAGCACTTCAATACCTTTCGATGGCAGGCTTTACAGTAAACGATGCAATAGCGTCATTACCGGGTGTATTAAGCTTGGCATCGGCAGCTCAAATTGACCTCGGACAGTCAGCGGATATAGTCTCGAATATCATGAGTGGGTTCGGATGGGAAGCGTCTGAAACCGGTACAGCGGTCGATATTTTAACTAAAACGATGACAACCGCGAATACCGATCTTCCGAGACTCGGCGAAGCGATGAAGATGGTCGCACCGGTATCAAACGCGCTAGGTATATCGATGGAGGACACCGCGACGGCTATCGGTAAAATGGGCGACGCCGGCATAAGCGGATCACAGGCAGGTACCACACTCCGCGCGATGTTTTTATCACTCGCGAATCCGACGGGTCAGACGGTAAAAGCGATGGAAGACCTCGGAATCGAAGTAACAAACGCGGACGGCGCCATGAAACCTTTACCGGAATTAATGGGTCACATCGGCGACAAAATGGACGGTATGACCGACGCACAGAAGACACAAACGGCGGCGCAATTAGTCGGACGAGAAGCCACATCAGGCTTTTTAGCGTTGCTAGAAGTTGGAGAGGACGACCTGGCAAGTTACTCACAGGCGTTAACTGATTCCGCGGGTACAGCCGAAGAGATGGCGCGCGTACAAAACGACACGGTAAATGGTGCGTTCAAGGAGTTTAAATCCGCGCTAGAAGAGGTCGGCATTTCGATTGGTAACGAATACCTCCCGGCTGTGCGTAGTATTATCGAATCAGGAACGGACGTAATGCGTTGGGCGGGCGACTTAAACCCGGAACTAATTTCAATGGCGCTTAATTTCGGAGCAGCTTCGGCGGGCATTGCTTTAGCGACTACTACGTTAATTAAGCTGGCGGGGGCAATAAAAGGATTGTTCGTATCAATGGGACCCGCGGGTTGGTTAATAACGGGAATCTCTCTATTGGCTGGTGCGGTGATTGCATACAACGTAGAAGCCAACAAGATGACCGAAGTTAACCTCGACAATGCGGAGGCTATGATCGAGTCAGAAGCGGCTTTGCGTGGGCAGATCGATCGCTACGATGAGCTTCGCGGTAAAACGCAACTTACTAACGAAGAGTTCGGCATCTTTATGGACTATAATACGCGAATTGCAAACGAGATTGATCCGGATAAAATAACGCTATTAAAGGACGAGCAGGAGAAACTAGCGGAAAAGTCTGGGCTTTCCAACGACGAACTTAACGAGATGGTCGGATTAAATAACGATCTAGTGGCGGTTCTTCCCGACGCTTCCACGGCTATAACCGATCACGGTAACGCCATCTTAGATGGGACGGATAATTTACGGGATTATAACGAGGAGCAGCGCACAGCTATCCGACTAGAGCTCGAAAATCAACGTATTATTGCGGAAGCTAATTACGCGGAGAACTTAGAAACGCGTAAATCATTAACCGAAGAAATAGCGGGTCATCAAGAAGCTGTAGTCGAGACGACCGACCGACTTGCGGAGCTAGACGCGGAGATATTAGATACTAAAGGGCAAATAGTCACGGCGGAAGCTGAACATGACACATTACAGAAAAACCGGCTAGAATCACATTTAATTAAATTAGAAGAGAGCAAGCAGAAGCTCCTGGATAACCGCGCCGAAGAACACAACATCTTGCTAGAAAAACAAGAACAACTGGCTGCGGTCGAATTACAGTTAGGACAACTTGACGAGATCGATGCGACTCTGGCGGGGGTTGTCTTATCTGAAATAGGGATTAACGGAACCCGAGAAGATGGAATTGAGCTAATCAACGAAGCCATAGGGAAAGAGCAGGAACAACTCACTGAATTAGAAAATATTCGAGCCGAACAAGGCGACATAAATGGGGAAGTCAATGAAGAAATAGCGAGGCGTCAAGCCAATATTAACGAATACGAGCGCGCGAAACGAGAATTAGAGGGTATTTCCGGCGTTCAACTAGAGATCAACGAGAAACTACAGCAGGAGCAGTCCGACCTCGATCAGATTAACTCGCAGCATAAGCAAGGTAAAACGAATATTGACTCTAAGACGGAAGCCCAATCTGGCACCAACGCGAAGATAGACGAAGGTACGGAAAAGGCGCGCGCACAAAACGAAGAGCTAGGCAAGGACGCGAATAAAAACGTACTCGTCACGGACAACGGCACTATAGCGGATTTAGAAGCGCGCGCTACCCGCCCGGTCACGAAGCATGTCACGATTAACGAAAAGCGGAACCAAGCCGGACGGAACAGATCAACGGACTTCTCGAGTAATCCGCGGTTTGCGAATCACCAAGGCGGACCCGTCGGCTACCGTAGCGGATCGATGGCGTCGTTAATCCCGTCTAACCGACTACACAACGGAGGTCGCGCGGAAGAGGACTTAACGGGTCGCTTCGGCTACGCGATGACGGAGGCCCCGCTGTTCAACGAGGTAGACGTTCGGCTTCTCCGCAATGAGATGGTACTCACCGAGGGTCAGCAGGCGAATTTGTTCCGCACGCTTCAAACGGGGCAGACGGGCGGAAAGCAACCGAAGGATCACTCGCCCTATTTCGCGCAGATGGTGGGGTTACTCGGCGGAATCGAACGCGCTATTAAAGAGGCGGACGGAGACGGGAACGTAAATATGCGGAAACTAGCGAGACAAATGGAACCCTATGTCAGCGAGTATCAAGCGAAAGGCGTCGATCGGCTGAATCGGTGGACGTAAGCGGAGGGGAGGGGCAGTCAAATGGAATATAAGCACGACATATTCGCGCCGGTATATAAGCGATTAAAGGTTCCAGCAACAAAAGATAATTTCACGATTAAATACGATGATGGGTCGATGCTTAATATGGCGTCCGACCTTTTTACGCTGATCAGGAGTTTTAGTATTGAGTCTCCGAACCCCACCGTTTATCGTCGCGCTATACAAGGTAAGCCGGGCGCCACCGTAACGGGACGGGACTTAAACGAGCGTCAAATCCGCGTTGTCTGCGAACTATACGCGCTCAATGAAGTCGATTATACACTCGCGGAAAAGGAACTGTATAAGGCGTTATATAAGGATGCCGAGTTTTATATCGTACAGGACGCGATGCCTACGAGACAGTGGCGGGTTACGGTCGACGAAGCGTTTACGCCTACGCAAGAGGGATCGACCGCGGAGTTTACGATTACCTTCACGGTATCCTCCGGTTTCGCCGAATCAATTGGCGCGTTAGACGATCCGCAGACGTTCGACTACGATTGGTCGTTTGCTGACAATATGCCGCTTTACGAAGACTTTTCGTATACGCATTCCACACGATCGTTTCCGATTTACAATCTAGGAGACGTGACGCTAGACCCGAATAACGCGCCGGTTTATCAGATTTTCTATACGGGCGCAAGTAACGGATTAACGATAGAAAATCGGACGACTGGCGATGTTTGGCGATATAGCGGGACAACTCGCACGGGAGACACGTTAGTAATCGATACAGTATTTGCGCGAGTTAACGGGTTGCCAGTGACAGACCTAACAAACTGGGCGGATTTACGCTTCGCGCCGGGCAGGAACGATATACGAATAACGGGAACGAGCGGGAGTTTCGAAATTAAATTCGACTTCCGCTTTTTATATTTCTAAGCGGAAAAATACGAAGTAAAGGAGCTGGCTAAATGGCGCAAATTAATACGCCTTTGAATCGCCAAGTGGCGCAGAGGCTCGAATATATTGACGATATTCACGAATTATCAACGGAATCGGACGCGCGGAGCCGTGAAGCTAAAGACAGCGCAGATAAATCGTCTCACCTGTCGGATGTAACCGCGAAGCAGTTGACGGAATCCCTAAAGGAAGGCGACCAGCCGGCGGAAACGCAAGCGGCGCGAGTGAACGGAGTAACGGGAGAGGTATCGGAGACATTACCGGCAAGGCTCGATAAGGATTACGGGGAGACTACCGCGCAGTTGGCACATACTGAGCAGAATAAATTTAAATCATCTTTAGTCAATCATAAAAAACCTAAAGGTTACATTACCTTAGTTGATGATGATGGTCACAAAGGTGTGTACACCAAATTAGCTCCATTGTTAAGGCAGTACCGCATAAAGATGACATCTGCTGTTATTACTGATCGAAATCATGGGTTTCCGATACCTGGACTGCCTGCATATAATCCGAATGGTGCTTTTATGTCTTACGAAATGATGCGAGAGTTGTATGAAGAGGGTCTCATTGAATTTGTGTGCCATACTCATACGCACAATATTAATCATCGTTTAACAGATATGACGGTGGAAGAAATGCATCATGAGCTTAAAACAAATCAAGATATCATACGTAGACTTGGCTGGAATCATCGTCATTTAGTGTACCCGTTTGGTTCTCAAAATGCCGCAGTACGTGATGTAGTAAGACAGTATTTTGATAGTGCATTTGTCACTAGTGGTGGAGTTATTTCAGCTCCATTTGATCAATATAGAATGAACCGTGTAGGTGTCGATGCCCCACACACCGCCAATGATGTAAAAGCTAGAATCGATGAAGCGGTAAGGCAGAATACATGGGTTGTCTTAATGACTCATGTAGATCAATACGGTGGATTAGATTTAAATAAACTTCGGGAGATTATAGAATACGCTTTATCACAAGGGTATGAGTTTGTAACAGTAGAAAAAGGTATTCAAGAGTTTGGGAACCTTGCTCAATTTGGTAATACTACAATTTGTCACAATGGCAAAATTCACGGAAATGAATTGGGTAAAGTGAAGATTGCTGCCTTCCAAGAGTATAGACCTAATGCACCTATGACTGATTTTGAGCCAAGGAAAATAACAATTGACCATTCGCGACTTGCAGATATGGCAGCATATAATCTTCCTAATCCTGTTCCAGGTGTAGTTACAACGTATAGACATGCAGAGGATCAATACTCTTATCAAACGTATACCTCTGTTTATACAAGTTCCGAGCATCGTGTTTGGTATCGCAGATGGGATTGGAATAATAAGGTTTGGGGGAAATGGTACACAACAAACGGGTATGAATTCGCCTTTTTTGGTGAGTATCCTAATAATGCACCAATGACCGCTTTTCCAATTAACAAAGTAATACATCTCAAAGTGAGACAAGTTGATGCTAGTGAATATAACATCACTGCTGATACATCCATTGGTGGCATATACGGAAAAATTGAAGTGTATCGTGATCCTGAAGAAGCGTACTCCTATCAAAAATTTACGGCTGTTAACAGAGACCATGTTTTTTACCGAACGTGGAATCGAACCAATAATACTTGGAACAAATGGTCAGCGAAAGATTTTGAGTTTTTTGCGCGGATTGACGATTATGAAAACAATGCACCGATCACTGATTTTCCGTATCGGAAGATTATACAACTTAAAGTGAGAATGATGGACGCGGCTGATTACGGCTTACCATCTACGTATGCAGGCATAATTGAGGTGTATAGAGACCCAGAGGAATATTACTCATATCAAAAATTTGTTGCTCCTAGGCAGAAAAAAGAGTTATTTCGTTACTGGGATTTAGATAACAATAGATGGTCTAGCTGGTCATCAGCCGAATAAAGGAGATGGGAATAATGGCAATCGTTCAACCTTATACGAAGACCGTTTACGGTATGGAACTTACTTTTGAAAATGCATACCACAGGATTTACAGAATATCTGTTACCCATGATTTGATCACCATTGATATAGATATTTATCAGGACGAGACAAAAGCAAACTTGGTTGATTCGATTTCAAGAATCTTTGTCTCTAATGAAAACTCTGGGTATGACATTATTCAAATTGGCTATGCGTTGATCAAGCAATTGCCGGAGTATAGTGGGGCAATGAATATATTTGAACAAGGTCAACCTTTGAGGGAGTTGGCTCCAAAAGCAGTATAAATTTTAATGAAAGTAAAGGATTTCCCTCTTTTTGTCGAATAAGTAAGTACAGACAAAAGGGGGAATATTTTTGACGAATTTTGAAGTAATTAGAGCTGTTTTTGAAATATTATACTTCATAGCTGGTATAGGTATGATCGTAACACTTTTGCTTGGCTTAAAGCAGTTAAAGGTTTTAAAAGAGGATATTGAGACAAAAAATAAAAGAGCTGCGGTTGAAAAAAGTTTAGAATATATGGATGATTTTTCTAAAACGATAATTCCTATAGTAAATAAGATGATGGTGGTATTTGATGAGAAGGACATCCCGAAAGTATCGCCGACACTAAACGATAGGTTTTTACCTGATAAAACTCATGAAACAGATGAAGTCAAAAACTTTGTGTTCCAAGTTACCGAACTAGGCGCATTAGATGTCCTGAATAGACTAGAATTTTTTAGTACTGCAATAGTTAGTGGTTTGGCTGATGAAGAGATCTCATTTAAACCTACCGTAACATCTTTCACAAGCATTGTTATGTTTCTTTATCCAGTAGTTTGTGATTATAGAAAAAGCGATAGAAATCAGTTTTCGAATTTAATTGAGTTATATTCAGTATGGAGCGGAAAGTTAAAAAAAGAAGACCTGGAATATATTAGAGATAAATTAGATCAGAACATAGCTCAAATTCCAGAGGCTAACATAAAAAGTATAGGTGTGAAATGAATTGGAGGTGCACCATTAAAATGGGAAAGGTCATTGAATTTAAAAATAAGAAGAAAATAAAAGATGATCGTGATGTTAACAATATAATTGTAGAAGCATTCACTTTTCTAAAAAGAAAAGCCGATCAAGAAAGAACTATGTAAGTAGATTGAAATCACAGTTGGATCATACCCTCTGGTAAAAAGTAGCAGTAATCTCCCCTTTTTTGTCGTATAATGGAAGATGAAAGGGGGAGAGAAAATGGCTTATTTTGAAAGTGAAATTTTAAATGAACTTAAATCAGGAGAAGAATATACAGGGAGACAGTTATCTATTTTTCAAGAAAACAATAGAGAAGCTGTATTTCTAAGTGATATCGCACAACTATATGATTATAAAAATTATACTGTTACTTCGATATCGCATGATTTTGTATTAAAGATAAGTAATAATCATCATGTAATACCTAGTGGAAAATCGAAAATATATAAAATTAGAATGGTGTAGAAAAAGGCTCTCCTTATGGAGGGCTTTTATCTTCTGTTTTATAAAAGAATCAAATTTCCTAATATTAGAAAGTAGTGTCACGCTCTTTCTTCTTTAATTTGTTTAATGACTTCTAAAATGTAAACATAGTAAAACTTACTGCGGTTTTGACGGGTATCAATTAAAATAATATGGTTAAATAAAATTGTATTAAAAAATAAAAAACCCGTTAATAACAATGGATTAATATCAAAAGTGTCGACAGTACTAAATATTATACTCATGGTTGCTATTAGTGTAGCTGCATAACCGAAAAAATGACCAGACCAAGGATTGCTGGTTGCTATTGTAGATTTAATTGTGATATATAAGAAATCTAATGTATTGGCGTTAATTTTAGAAAGTTTTTCCTTATTTTCTTTTGGATTCAAAGTGAGTTCTATACAGAGTTCGGATAAGGATGGGGTATTATCTATGTATTCAAATTCAATATCTTTCTTGAATAGTACCTGTTCTATCTTTTTCTCAAGTCTAAGGACATCATTCATGAGCAACGTATCCACCCCTTTTAAGTGTAAATTATACTACAAGATTAAGGTGATAAAATGATTAACCTTCCAACCCTCCACCCAATGAAGGGTGACGAACAACCAATCATCGACTTTGACGAACAGAATTTTATGATACGAGAGGTAGGCGCAGGAGAGCGTTCTATCTCTTTTTCGCGTTAGAAAGGAGGCGTTACATGTACGCCAATTATACAATCCCCCCGGTGCTCACCGTCACTCCCATGCGCGGCCCCACCGAACGCCTAACGGACTTCTCCGATTTTCGCCGGCGTCGACGCATCAACGAGGAAGACTCCGTAGCCTTTACGCTTCACAAAACGGATAGGAACGCGGAACAATTCGACGCCCTTAACGGTCATGCTCGCGTTAGCTTGGACGGCGTTGCTTATGTACTCGCGGATCATGAGCGGGAGCATTTCGGTGGCTCAACGGAAAAGTCGGTAACAGCGGAACAGGAAATTGAATACGGACTCGGCGCGGTGTATCAAGACGTGTCGATAACGAAGACCATGTGGATCAACGAAGCGCTAGAAAATGCGTTTCGCGGAACCGGGTGGTCTTTTGTCGTTGTAGGAACGTTTACCTCGCGTGAGTTCGAAAACTTCGGCGGCGCTTCCGGTTGGCGGTTATTCCTACAAATACTCGGGCGATACGATGCAGAGTACGATGTTAGCGGGCGGACGGTGTTAATCCACAACCGCATTGGACGCGTCACAGACGGACAACTTCGGCATGGGCACAACCTTAATACTCTGCGCGAGTCGATTAATGAGACGGTGGTTCGTACGTATATCGAAGGAGTTGGCGCACTTGATGACGACGGTAATCCGGTCGTAACCGCAAATTATACGTCACCAAACGCGGGAAAGTACGTCGATCCTACCACGGGTAAGCGCGTTCTGTTGCACGCCGACAAATACTCGAACAAGACGATTTATCATTACGATACTTTGCTAGCGAATCTCAAGACAGCGTTACAGGACTATCCGGACTACAACATTACGGTCACATACGAAGAGTTGCGTAAAAACGGCGTGAAGCTTCATGATTTTGACTTAGGGGATTACGTTTGGGTTATTTACGAACCGCTGGGCATTCGCTTACAAGCGCGAGTGTTGATGATCGAAGATTACCCGTTTAATCCCGAGAAGAGTCCGATAATCGAACTTGGTAATTTTTCGTGGGACGTCAAGCGGACGGTTTCAGCTCAATCTAAGGTTGCAGCGAAAGTTACTAATGTGGAAAATGCGGCGAAACAATCGCAAACGATCGCAGTCCGTGCGGAGATTACCGCCAAAGAAGCGCTCGCAGGCGTAGGTGGCGGCTCCGAAACGTTGACGTCACATATCAACGATAATAGACGCCACTTCACCGACGTAGATCGCGCGAAGCTAGAGGACGCGGAAACAGAGCAAGGCGCGCAATCAAAAGCCACCACCGCGCAAACGAACGCTAAGACGTACACCGACGCTCAAGTAGCCGCATTAATGACGGAACTAAGCGATCTCAAGGCGCGAGTCACCGCGTTAGAAAATGGGCAACCCCCAACGGAAGGAGGCGAGTAAAGTCGATGGCAGAACCGTCCACATATGATCTCCTCCAGAAAATGACGGAGTTACAAGTTGAGGTCGCGAAGATACACGAAAGGCTCGAAGGCATCCCGGAACTACGCAAGCAAGCGGACGCCGCGGAAGATACCGCAAACGAGGCGAAGGCTTTGGCGGAACGGGCGCTAGCCGAGCTTCAAAAGGAGCGGGAAGAGGCGCGGAAAGCGAAGAAGGAAAGAAGCGTGAACCAGCGTTGGTGGATTGGTACCGCGTTAACAATAATCGGTTTATTGAGTCCGATAATTATACGCTTTTACTTTTAGCTGACGGAATAGGTACGAAATTATACGAAAAGGGGACGATGTAAAATGATGCCGAAATTAGTACAAGACTTTATCCCGAAGAGTAACGGAAATCGACCGGGCTTCGCGATGACGCCCGAATATATCACGGTACATGAAACGGGCAACCGGAGCGCAGGCGCCAACGCGGAGATGCACGGGCGATTCATTAAAAACCCGTCTACCGCCGCGAGCTGGCATATTACCGTAGACGATGGCGACGTGGCAATTCAGCATTTACCGTTCAACGAAAACGGATGGCATTGCGGAGATGGGCGGGATGGTACCGGCAACCGTAAGTCGATCGGAATTGAAATCTGCGTAAATAGCGACGGCGACTTCGAAAAGGCGAAGCAAAACGCGGCGTTTATTATTCGCGACTTAATGGATCGCTTTAATATTCCGATGAGCAAGGTCGTTCAACACTGGGATTGGTCGCGCAAGAATTGCCCGCAGAATATCCGCGCTAACGAAGGCTTTCCGGCGTTTAAGCAGCGTATACCCGCGTCAGTTAACGCAGCCCCTACGAAGCCGGCGGCTAAGCCCGCGCCGAAGCCCTCCGGCAAGTCTATCGATCAACTCGCGGATGAAGTAATAGCGGGCAAGCACGGTACCGGGGATGCGCGTAAGAAATCGCTCGGCTCTCAATTTGCAGCGGTACAGGCGCGAGTAAACGAGAAGCTAGGCGCGAAACCGAAACCGGCGGCGAAAACTAACGCTCAACTCGCGCAAGAAGTAATCGACGGCAAATGGGGCAATAACCCGCAGCGAAACCAGCGCCTTAATAGCGCCGGGCACAACGCCAGCGCCGTTCAAGCGGAGGTTAACCGTATCTTAGGCGGTGGGAAATCAACGGCGAGCAATCGTAAGTCAATCGATCAGCTGGCGCGAGAGGTTATCAACGGCAAGTGGGGTAACAATCCGCAACGGTCGCAGCGCCTAAAAGCGGCGGGTTACGATGCCAATGCGGTACAGCGTCGCGTAAATCAATTACTTTAGAAAAACGAAGTGGGAGGCGTTTATATGACGAAGATTAACTGGAAAGTACGCTGGAAGCAGAAGCCGTTTATCGTGGCGTTTGTCTCCGCGGCATTACTCGCAGCCGACGCGGTGGCGGGCTTATTTGGCGTGGGATTACCGGAAGGGCTCGCGCTAGATATACAAAACGCGGTAGAGCCGGTACTTTACGTGCTAGTCCTGATCGGTATTATCGTGGACCCTACGACTGACGGCGTGGATGACTCGGTACAGGCGCAGAGGTACGAGGAGCCGCGGCGAAAGTAGGCGGAGTAATAACGGAATATATTTGAGTGTCAACGAAAAAAAAGCCCCGCGCTAAGAGAGGCGGGGTAATTACATATTAGGATTCTCTCTGTCTATTATCCATTCGCTCTAGAATATTCCCAGTTTTTTGTGCGTCACTTCTTATATCTTCCAGTAAATCAATCACCTCTGCCAAGCCAAGAAAAAGCGCCCCCGAAATAATAGAAGAAACAAAAGTCATGACTCCTAAAGTAACTGGAGAAAAGAGGACGTAATCATAAGGATCTTGAAAGCAAATAATTAAACCCACTAAAACACCAGCTCCAATAGTTACAGATCCTATCACAGATAATAATTTCGCGATTCCGTGCTTCATTTAATAAACCTCCGTTGATCAATTAGTCTCATGTAAATTTTACCACGTACATTGGAAATTTTGTACAGTTAATTTAACCGAGGCGGGGACTTCCGACTACATATCGATTTAACCGCGGAGGGGCGGGTGTCGTCGTTAAGTCAACGGTGATCACACGCGGTTCCGTTTCCTTAACGTCTTCTTTCGCCATATCCGCGGCTATTAAAGCCTTCACATACTCGTTAAAGTTTTCGATAGTCTCTACGTGCTTTATCAGCTTTTCCTCGTCCTGCTTAAACGTAATATTCTTCCGTGTTGTATTCGCCATCATCAATCACACTCCCGGTTAATTTAGTTTATGGATAAAGAATTGTTTGTTATAATGTGTATAAGGAAGATGTTAGAACTATTTACTTTTTGAGGGAGGGGGGTCTTTATGCCAAATAATATAAACAGAGATCGAAAAGAAGAACTTTCTATATATGCTATAAAGGGGCATATCTTTGATAACAACTTGCCACTGAAATCTTATATAAATACTGGAGATAAAGAAATCTCGTTTGATGGGCACATTTCTGTCAACGAAGGTTTAACTGATTCTAAAAAAGACTTTATCAGAAAAGTGGATGTCCAAGTGAAGTCAATAGAAGTACATCGCTTTTCAGGTAAGAAGGCAAAGTTTCAAGCTCAATTGGACGACTTGAGAAATTATTATAAGCAAGAGGGTTGTTTGTTGTTGCTAGTCCAAATAAAGAATTCAAGTAAAATGAAAATATATTATAAGCAGTTACTACCATTAGAGCTTTACGAAATTATAAATGATAAAAGTGTTTCCAAGAAAAAGACTAAAAGCTTGGATTTAAGAGAATTAGATGAAACAGATCTATATGTGGTATGCATGAAATATATATATGAAAAAGAAAAGCAACCAAAAAATTTAATTGAGATCAAAAGAAGCGCTAAGGATTTTGGGGAGGTTCGCGTTACTTCGCCTACCTTTGATAAAATAAATTTTCGAAACATTGAAGATATCTTAGAGCATGACTTTATTAGATATGGCGTCCAAGGAGATTTGGAAATTCCTATAGACACTATCAGTCCAGACGTTATAGTGACAAGAAGTAATATGTCGTTTATTGTATTAGGAGATAATAATGAACCTCTAAAACATACTCTCTTAGTAAAAGTAACTGTTGAAAAACGTGGTATTTTGAAAAAATGGGTAATTGAGAATTCGTTAAATTTAAATTTTGATTTTAAGAACAAAATTTTTGATTTAGTCATAAGCGATAATTTTTACTCTCTTAAATCAAAACTAAAAACTTTACCTTTATTAATACAAATGTTTAAATATGGTAATTTGATTATTGAAACTAATGGAGATTTTCAGAAGTTAGAAATGGGGAACAATAATGATGAATTGGTCAAGGCTTTAGAACGTGAACTAAAGATAATGAATCAATTAAGATGGGTCTATACTTTTTTGAATATTGATGAAGAAATGGTGTTTATAGACGAAACAAACATAAAAATGGAGATTAATTTTCTGATAAAAAGTTTCTATCAACAAGACTTTAGCGACATTGATTTTGAACGAGATGAGTTCATTAATATTGATTTAGGTGGTAATTCAATAATTGTGTTTTATGCAAAAGAGAGTGTGCATCATCTTTTGTTGAACCCGTTTAACGCGGAGATGGATAAGGTTGTAATGTATATAAATGACCCAGAATTAACGGAGAAGGTTGCACCAACCTACCTTTTACTTAGCAGAGACCTGATGTCATCAGCTATAAACATTAATTATTCATTCATCAACGAAAGATTTCATATATTCTTTGACACTCATAAAGAAAATTTAGATCTCTATTCTCATTTTAATCATTTCATTCTAGAATGCTTAAGTGCTTATGATATAAAAGAAGATATTGATGCCTTAAATCTTGTGATTACTATAGCAGAGCATATGATTAATAATCCCTCAAAAAAATGGAATGATATCATTAAGGTAAATTACTTTCAAACAAAATTGCGTCTAAATTCTCAGCTAACTGAATCAGAATATGGAGAGTTAATTACCATAAAAGAGAAAGCAGATTCTCAAAGTTATCTGTTGAAATTTTGCGTAAGTGTTTTACTTGGTCATAAGAAAGAAGCTGATTATTTTATAGCTAAGCTCAATAAAGGAGAGGGTAAGGAGGAAGATGTACAAAATTACCCAATACATACACTCTATTTAAAATTAAAATGATTAAACTCGCCAGAAGTCGGAGCTCTCACGTTCCGGCTCTATTTGGCGTACCGCCCGCATGATCTTCCGTGTAACTGACGCGCCGGGTATATATCCTTTATCATTCGCGGCTTCTCCGATCGTCTTCCGGCTGACACCGGATTCCTTCGCAAACTCCACCGTATTAATTCCATTCTTATCGAGCCACTTTCCGAAACTACTCCGCGGCTTACCCAGTCCGAACATCCTAACGCCTCCCGTTTCAATTACGTTTAGCATCAGTTTTGACCGCGAAGAGAAAAAATATACGCATCATGCGAAAAAAATGTTACATATCGGACAACCCTAGCTGCGTAAGCTCTTAGTAAGACGTCAGCGCGACGTACTTACCTTTAAGGAGGCGGTCGACAATGACCATCGAATTAGCCGTTTATCTATCGAGAGAGGGACGTCTAGCCCTCGAAATGCTACTCAAGGAGGCGCGGCTGTGAGCGGGAACAACGAAACGCCCTATCGCCCAACCGTAAGATACGCGTCGGTTTACAAGGATTACGTTAACCAGTTATTTCACGCGACGACGCTAGACCGATCGCAACTTATCCGGGCTGCTTTATTCACCGCGGCTCACTCGCCGGAGTTTCGAAAGCAAGTCGAGGCTTACGCAAAGGTAGACGTCCCAGTCCCCCGCCCTACTTGGAGCCTTACGGATACCGCGTTATGGCTGGAACAGAGCCCGCAGCCGAAAGAAGAGGGGAGGGACGTCATAGATGCGAGTAATCATCGAGGGACAGGAGATAATCGTACCGCCGCCGAAGGAGATCGGGCGCAAGAAGCCGATACAAAGAAGGGACGCGTTAGGTCGATTTTCCGCGGAGGACTCACGCTTAAACTATGAAGTTACTAGCCGCGAGATTAAGTTAAAGAAGGAAAGCGGCACATACGGAACCTACGATGTCAGGACCCGTTGGCTGACCGATGAACAGTGGATCCTTCTATCTGTTTTTATGTTATTAGTAGTCTATGCTTATTTAAAATTTTAATTATTCAACCCTTACTTACTTGACCGCGCCTTCTTTCTCTGCGTATAATAACGTCAAAGACAGGCGGAAGTGCAACGGTCGTGCGCTATGGATTCGCCACAATCGACGGATAAAATAGGCGTAGTGCCTAACGGGAGAAGGAACGGGTATTTCAACGACTCAAAATCGTGTTCCTCTGGAGTGCCGGTTCGACCCCGGCCACCGGTATCAAAGAACGTACAAGATGGCGGCTTTTAGCGCAAGCTAAGGGTCGCTTTTTTGCTTTTAATAATTCGTTAGATGGTCGTATGCTTACCGTCTCTCATTTAAACAGAATGGAGAGTCGTTTTTTTGTCGTCTAGGAGAAAAAATGTTTTAAACGGTCATGAGCTCGATATCGTCGAACAAACGTTGATCAGCACAATTATTTTGTTTGATAAAGCGATGGATTTATTTATAGCGGACGCCAAACGGAAAGCGTTGAAAACTAAGCAAGATGTTCTTTTTAAGTACCAAAACATATCAAAAAGAAGAACTTTGGCATCTTCAAGGGGGAATTAATCGCAATTTTTGATATTGTTTATCTGAAAATGGGAATTGATCTTGTTTAGCGTATATATGGTCATTATAATAGTTTGAAAGGGGAGATAAACATGAATAATGGTGCATCATTGAGCAATGTAATTACACGGGAATGGTGAATTTGATAACGAGCTAATTGAAAAAAAATTCAAGCTGTCTTAATAATATCTATGTGGCTATGGGTTATTATTGTGTTCATGCGCAATATGACAAAGGTGGTTTATCATAAAAGAAGAACGATTACATCTTTCCAAACACTATCAAACTCACAAAAATGCTTGAATACAACAACTGCTTGTTTATGATTCTTGAATTGAAAAAGTGTAACTATGACGCTACTAACGAATTGGAATACTATATATTAAACAAATGGGTTGCTACTAAGTTCAAAAAGGAGAATGCACATGCATATGTATGAGCGAACAGAAGACATGAGAGCACCAGGAATGAAAAATATCTACAAGAAGACCTCGGCCATGGATTTAATTAAAAGGGAGTATGACTTCGAATATTCAATGATCAATAAAGAAACTGAACAACTGGTTCGAGACATTGTGTATGTGACTCAAAGATATTGGGAGATATAAATACTGATGAGAAATAGACCGATTTGGCTTGTCGTTATAGGTATATTATTTATGTTCCTTCTTTATTTAGGATATAACATTGCGGAAACAGTTATAAGAAGTTCTGAAAGCGGTAGCAATTATGACTCGAGTGCTGAATTTGAACAAGACAATGAAATGAAGCCTGAAGTTACCGACATTGAAATAAACTTCAAGGAAACGAACAATGAAAATTTAAAAGAATTGTTCCCTGATGTTATGACTTCTCGTGAAATGGAAGAAACGATACATTTCATGACGCATGGTTTGGTTCATGCCGAACAGAAATGGGGCGAGGTTGAAATAACCGAAGATCGGATTGAACGGTTGCTATACGTCGCTGAACGCAATGCTGATACATATAAACACGGTAATCAATACGTTGAAATGCTAAAACGTTGGAATGATGGTGATTTCTCAAAAGCAGTTCGAGATCACAATTTCATTTGGGATTTATGGGGCGGTACGGTTGGAAAGGCAACAAGATTATTGACTCCCGGTGAAATTGAAAAATATAACGAAACCCATTTTAAGTAA